CCTCGATGATCTCTGGGGCTTAACCGTATTGGCAATGTCAGCAATGGCCCTACTGAATGCATCTTCATCTATTGCTGGAAGTTGACGGTCGTTTGTCATACTCGCCTCCGTAGTCCTGGAGTCTTTGGTGGCTCTGGCTTCTCGACAGTTGGGAGAGAACCGAAAAGCCTTGCCTTCAATTCTTCAAGTCCAATGGGAGAGGATTCAGTAACTTTGGATGGCTTTCCTTTCTCCCTTTCTGCCCGAATGCCAGCGATAAGGGCGTCAACATTGGATGGAAGAGACACAAACAGAGTTGCGTCTTCTTTCATTCGTTGGAGCAGTTCATCCATTGTGCTCATTCGTTTCGCCTTTCCTTAACCGATTGCACATCTTGCGTACCTCATCTCGAATTGCAACTGACCAACCATACTCAAAGCGACGGGATAGAAACTCTACATCTTTGGTGTAGAGGTTAAGAGTGACCTTGGTCAACGGCTCGTCTGGCATGTCTGATTAACACTCTCCCTTCAAGGACGCTGAGAACCATATCCTCCATGTCAAGTGGTCTTGCGTCATAAAGCTTCGCCCTAAGATAATGTGGGTCAGCGGATTTAATGGACAGTCCGTTTGGGCTCTCTTTTGCTTTTAGCCACAGCTTTACGAGGCTTAGGTTTGGCAGGGCGTTTATCTTCTTCACCGCGTTCCTCCCGATTCTTTTTAGCTTTCTCCTTAAGACGCTCCATGATTGCGGTCAAAGGATCATCGGTTGGCATTAGACCCTCCTTCTAATAAGGCTAACTCCACTTTGAGAACGAAGCCCTGGAGTCGGTTCACTGTCAGCAACTGCCTCCTTACGCTTGGCAGCTTCCCAAGCGGCCAAACTCTCAACCTCAGAGGTACGAGTGTCCAACCGCTCAATGTGAATCCAGGAGCCTTCGTCGTCGGTGAAAAGCCTAATGGTTAGCTTGTCGTATTCGGACCTTCCGTGCATTGGATGATCTTCGGGCAGAGCTTCCTTATTGTCCTGACGGTCCAGTCGTCGGGCTTGATTAAGGCGCATTCTGAATTGCGTGGCTGAACCTTGACTCTCCAGCTTGACGCGAATCCCTCGATCATCCGCAATTGCTTGATCGAGAAGATCATAGCAATCGTGGAAGGCTAGTCGAGAAGTGCTTATGCCCATGAGTCATCGTCCTTTCTGATCCATGACAACTCCTTTGAAGAGATTTCAAAGAGCGACTTCTTCGCTCTGGTGATGATGACGTAACGCAGGTTTAGCTCTTGCTCTTCTTGCTCACCAATGAGGTTAGGATCGAGATGGTAAACATAGTCCCACTCAAGACCTTTCGCCTTATGTCCTGTGGTCAAGTAGAGAGTGCCCTTCTGCGAGAAGAGATGTTGAACGTAAGCGACGGCGTGACAAAGTTTGCTGCCTTGTTCAGCAAAGATCCTCATGCAATCGGCCATGTCGTTTATCGACTGCGGCGCTTGGGACGTGGAGAGCTTATTGTCGCGCCAGTCTTCGATAGCGGCGATGACACTAGCTTTAGGCATGTCGTCGTCACCCATCTTTTTAAGGATGTTGAGGATTCGTGGTCCAAGATCACTTCCAGCAACCGACACTGATCTGCCTTCCCGAAGCAAGGAGAAAGCGAGCCGAAATAAGGGAGCGTTATTTCGACAGATGATTGCTGAAAGCTGCTTTCCTTTATCGTCAACTCCGTCCAAGAAATCTCTCGGTGACAGGCTCCGCAGAACTTGGATTTCTCCACCATCTTTCACCCACTTTAGCTTTGGTGCTCTGAATCGAGCGGCCTCAACGATGGCCCTAGGGCATCTGAAAGAGACAGAGAGGTCGGCCTCGACCATCGAGAACTTGTCTCTGAGCCTGTCCATACCGTCGGTGACAGCACCCCGAAAAGCGTAAATGCTTTGCCAACGGTCCCCAACAGCACTGACCCTATCGGTGACGAGTCGGTGGAGCAGCGCATGGTTAACGGGGTTAAGATCTTGGGCTTCATCGACACCGATAAAGGGATATCGAGGAAATGCACCCCCGAACAGACCGGGCATGTATACTTGATCGTTAAAATCAAGCCCCCCTTCATAAGCAACTTTGATTGATGTGCAGAGGATATCATCGACGAGCCATGAGATAAACGCCGTTGGCTTTTCATCGAGCCTCTTGTGGAACGTTTCCTTGTCGATAAGCGTGTGATCGCCATTTTCGTATTTTCCTTCTGGAATATAACCTAGTGCCTTGGCCTTTGAGATAGCATCCATAACTTCAAAGTAGGAATCTCTTGCTTCTTTCTTATCATCTCCTTCAAGTTGATTGACAGTAGCACTGAAGATGTCCTGCATTTTGCAAGGTCTGCCGTTTCTGCTGAGGATTATAGCCTTGCCAACGGTAGTACCCCAAACACGATGTCCAAGAGAATTGAGAGTCCGAATGTCAACGTTCTTAGCAAAGCAGGTGCCTTCGCCGGTTTTGGCAACTTCCTTCCGCTCTAACTCAGCATCTTCAACAATGCGCTTATTAAAGGCAAGATAGAGGGATGGCTCGTCAGGCATAGCCATCTTCAACGTGGTGGTCTTGCCTGAACCGGCATAAGCGTTGATAAGGAGGTTGTCGTTTGTGTTGTCGATTATCTCCTTGATTCTGACTTGCTCGTCAGTCGCTTCTAATTTAGGTTCGTTCAGCATTGCCTTGACCTTTCGTTAGATACGGTTCCATGTCTGCTCTTTCTTCCTCTTCGATCCATTTCTCCATCTTAACAATTCTGGGAATGATGCCATTGAGTCGGCCGTGGATTGCCTTGAGCGATTGGTCATTCTCACACCGTTCAAGACGATTAACTCGAACTTCAAGGTCCAACAGAATATTGCTTAACCTTTCATCCATGCTAACGATTCTCGCTTCCAGAAGCCCAACCGCATTTGATAATTGGTCGGTCTTAGGGATGCCACCTGACCCTTTGAAACGAGCATTGCCAATGATCTGCCTGCGAAGGTCTTGGATGTTGGTGAGGGTAACACCGAACTTGTCGGCTACCTTCTGATCGCTCCAGCCATCGTCATAAGCGGCAAAGCCATCTCCATCCAAGCGACAGATGGTTTCAACGAACTTGCCTGCCTCAAAGACTTCTTTCTTAGATAGGATTTTCTTGTGCATTTGATACTCCTAACCTGTCCCATTCTTCAATCGAATACTCGTTGTACATTGCTTCCTCGATCTTGTCCCATTCAGCGTCTTCGTAAGGGTAACGAGCTAAGTCCCTTGGAAGTGGCTTGTCCTTTAGGTCTGTCCTTTCCTCCCTGATGATTTGGTTGTCTATAATAGTCGTGTAAGTAAACCAAGCGTCAGGAGTATCAAGAAGCTGAACGATCCGATCGTGCTCAGCACGATTAGCCAACCGATGACCTGTTGGGTCGGTGAGATAGTCTTCGCCGATTTGGCAGAAAAACCGCAATCCCCATTCGGTCGTTTCATGTCTGACGAGCGCACTTTCACACTCCACTCCTTGAATATTGGTTTGAAGGTCACGGCTGATATAGACACGTTGACCATCTTCAGAGATTCCTGCACCAAACGGAATGAAGAATGTCCGAATGGGCTTAAAGAAGAATGCCTTGAGCAAGTAAAGATGGAAAGGAATATTGTCCTTCCGCAGTTGCTCCAAGTATTCTTCGTCACCTACTACGTCGTCTATGTCGCCGGCTGACATGCTCTTCCTCTACAGTTGCTGGCAAGCAAGTTGCCTTGACGTTCTCGAATAGCTCCCATTTATTCAAGTAGGCATAGCATTCATCTTCTGAGTTGAAGGCCTCGATTGGTATCCAAAGCTCAGCGGTGATGAAGACGATCATAACCCATTGGGTCATTCTTGGAACCACTTCATTGGAGCCTTCCCTCAATGAGTTTGGAAAGCTGATATTGAGTCTTCTTGAAGTTCTCAGCTACTCCAAGCCACATAATGCCCATCTGCGTTCGGCCTTCAGCATTGAATAAATGCGCCAGCATAGCAGCTTTCTCTTGAGCCATGACAAGATGATAGCCAAGTTGAGTATAGCATTCACCAACGGTGGGAACGGACATTAGACCCTCCGAGTTAAAGTCTTGGGCTTTGGCTTCTCGTACCGGTGGAGAAGACCATTGCGGCCTTTAACGAATTTACCCTGAACAATGAGTTGACTTAGCTTTTGATGGTCAATCTTGCGAGCAAGAGTTCGGAACTGACCCATTAGACTCTCCTTGTAACGGTTTGATGCTTTGGTTTCTCGACGCCGAGTTGGGTGAAGAATTGCTCCATTGACATAGCTGGAGCATCACCACCATTGACTTGGTAATGGTCGGGGAGCTGGTCCCAATTCGTGCCGGTTGTGAAGGCTTCGAAGGGAGGGACATTGAGTTCAGCCAACCGCCATGCCTTTGCAGGATAAGCACGATGGCCGGAGGTAGGAATGATCCAACCTTCTTCGTTGCCTATTTGCAAGGGAATGGCGATATCGAACTCAGGTTCGCCACGGACTTTGTGAAGAATCAGATATGGGCCAGGATTTGTCATTGGTTTGATTCCCATTTGTTCGAAGATTCTGTTGATAGTTTCCACATCCTTTAAGGTATATTGTATCCAAGTTTTTCTTCCGGTAGCTCGTGTGATTGTTCCTCCTTTGCTCAAGTAATCGGTAACAAGTTTGTCCAGTTCTGCTCGCTTCATTGGAGGCAAAGCATTCCTCCTATCTTTTTCGGTCACACACTTGTCACTAAAGCCATTATCCCAACTTCTTTTAAAAAGTCCCTTTTTTAGCTTTTCATTCTTGTCGCGGTCATAGATTGCCCATCCCCTTCGAATATGATGGCATTCTGTTGAACAAGTTAATATTCTCCCTTCGCGGAGAGGGTTGCCGCAAATGACACATTGAGTTATGTAGTCACGCCAGTTCATAGGAAGCCCATTGTCCCACGTTACCACAAGTAAAAAGAAAAGTCAAGCGAAATCTTGATCTTCCCTAGTGTTCCCTGGTGTTTCCTGATTTATGCTCTCCTAATAAAAAGGCCCCGAGTGGTTTCTCAGGGGCCAAGTTAGTCACGGCTGAAGGTTTAGTCGTTTACAGCCTTGAGTCCGGGGATATTGTAGGATACCTCCGGGTTGGATTCAGCCTCAAGCTCAGGCTTTGGATAGTCTGGCACAGGCTCCGGGGCCTCGTGAACCACAGGAGCCGTGGAGTTCTGGATATCCTGCATAAGGGCCTTAAAGGAACCCTGGAACGCCGACAGCTTTTGTCTAGCTGTGTCTCGGTCACGGCGAGCGGACTCAAGATCGCTTTGAGTCCAACGCAGGTCTGCTCTGGCTTTGCCAAGTTCACCTTCGAGATTGGCAACTTGGTCCTCCAGTTCTTTGACCCGAACGTCACGCCGAAGGATAAGATCCTCCTGCAATTGGATTCGGTCCCGTTGATCCTCTTCGTTCCGTCTTGCTTCGTCCCTCTCAGCTTGGACAGAGGTGTAATCGTCCTTTGCCTTGCTGAGTTCACGAGAGAGTTCCTCATTGCGGTTGCGGACCTCTTGCAGATCCGTTCGAAGAGCTTGGAAGTCAGACTTCAGTTGCTCAAGCTCCCTGACTTGCGTGGAGTATGAGGCAATGGAGTCAACGACACGGGAGAAGAACTCTTTCACTTCACCCTCCGTTACTGGTTGGAAGCCATCCATTTAGATGCTCCTTTGTACGGTTTCGCCTTTGGGTTCGGTACGTTGCCCATTAAGCCCTGGGCCTGGGCTGTCTGGCTTGAATTGCGCTGATCGGCCCTCCTTTCGTAACAGTGGTTGTACGGGGCATATCCTTGAGCAAGTCAAGGAGAGTGGAGTCTTGGGTTGCCTTGGCTGCTTCGGCCGTTGTCTCCGTGATCTTGACCCTGGCACGTTCGATGACTTTCTTGCCAGAATCGGAGAGCAAGTAGGCTTCGGCAGCTTGAGCCATTGCCTTCTTTCCGACGTCTTTCTGTCGGATCTTCTGTGCTCTCATCATTTGCTTGACGATGTTGAGAGCGTCTTTGCGAGCGAGAGCCATGACAGAACGTTCGCCGCCTGCCACCTTCTCATCTTTCTTACTGGCAATGCGAACGGTGCCTTCCTTGATTGACTGGATGTTTTTGACAACGATCGCTTCTGCCGCAGCTTGAGCAGCTTCGAGAGCTTCACCTTCGAGTCCTTTGTTTGCGACTTTGGTAAGGCCGCGAGATGCCATTTGGACTAGACCGATGCGAAGTGCTTCGGTGTAGACTTCAAGCGGAATCTCTTGGGTATTGATGTCGAAGGACTTGCCAGCTTTGGCAACGTAGAGCTCGAGAACGTCTTGGTTATCGGCCATCATATAACTCCTTTGTTTGATGGTCAGTCGTATTCTGCATTCGATCTCCACTACGATATCCAACGCAGCGTCTAGGCCGCTATTCCTGAGGTTAGCCTTCTCTGAGAGAACGGTATTGAGCCATGCGCCTCGACCACCATTCAGCTTGGCCAACTCGATCATGTTTGTCAGGTTCAGCACAGAACTTTAGATGATTGTTGAGCCAACGTTTGGTAGAGAATGCACAGCCACACCGACAGTAGAAGAACCGACTACGCATCGAGCTTTGCTTTTGGAGCAAAGACATCTTCGCGTATCCACAACGTTACTTCGTCAACCATCTGTGACCGGAACTGCGGCTCTTGCTCGATAATCTTGATTAGATTGGCGAGCAAGCTAACAGCAGCACAAGCTACAGCATTGACTTTGGCTTCAGGAGCGAATGCGAACAAGCCTTGTTCCATCGCGTTCATAGCTTCCTTTATTTCTTTCATCGCCTTGACCTTTCTGCGGCCTAGGCGTTGCGTTAGACAGAGGGGAACGGTGAGAACGCAATACCTTTCCCACCGTTCCCCCACGGTAGCACATGTGGACAGCCGTGTCAACATGTTTCTTTGCATGGCTGGTATGCAGATTTTCATGCCTCAATTTGTTCCCGTTTCGTTCCCCTCATTCTTCAATGGCATCTTTGATGATTCGATGCAATTGTTCAGGAGAAGTCTCACTAAGATCGTAGCTTTGAATCAATGTGAGATCTCCTTTGAGACAGGCGCGAAGGAACAAATCCGAGTTGAACTTTGGATTCGTGGCTTTGAGATAGTTGCGAAAGATAAGTGCGATTTCTCCTTTCTGGCATTCGTTGTGAATGCAATGGTTGATGATATGAGCGATATACTCGAAGTGCATTGGAGTCATGTGAGGTGGTTTCATACTTTACTCCATGAAGATTCCAAGGATAAAGATTGCGAGAGCGATAGCCATAAGCAGCACGGTTACTTGCCCATAGATGCTCATGGCTTTCCTTTCTGTTTTAGGCCAAGGGCACGAAGAAGAATGTCCGTTGGCGTTGGCGATTCGATTTTAGCATCGTAGACTTTGGCCTTGCGAGATTTGCCAAGCACAGGTTCAGGCGGTTCAGATGGGTTTACTGCCTGATACCTGGGCTTGGGCTTTAGCTTAACCTCCTTTAGATCGGAGGCTTTGTTTCGAGCGGGAATACGAATGTGGTAGATCTTCATTGGCTATCCCCTATTACAGTTGTCCAATAGCCGCCCTTGGGCTTGTACTGGTATCATGTTATTACCCACTCTAGAGCTTTTGCAAGTTGTGAGGCTTCCTCGCGTGAGAGTTCCACGAGTGTCAAACCCTCACTTGAATGAGTGTCTATTTCAATGTAAACCAGACCGCCTTCAAGAGACACTTGTATGTCGTCTCCGTTCAGGTTTCTGAGCAGCCTTACCTTTGCTTCAGGCGGCTTTCGCTTGCTCCCGGCCATGGGGAAGATTAAGCCTTGTCTGGCATTCCATTCAAAGCAAATGCAATCGCCACCATCGGTGATGATTACACGATCAACGATACCTAAGCGTGAAGCAGGGCCTTTGGTTAGGCGTTGTGCTGCTTTCGTTGCTTCTTCGGCGGAAACGAAACGGAGTTCTTCATATTGACCTCCAGTTTGGTCCCACCAATAGACAGAGAATTCGTTGGTCATAGATTGAAGCTCCGGGCTTTGTGTTGCTGATGCTCTCGGTTAGCCTTGACTAAGCAACGAGTATGTGCATATCCAATTTCGTTTGAACGTAAGCGATAGCCTGCCCTACGAAGAGCATTGGTGAATCCAAAGATTGCTCCAGTGGATTCGCCACAAACCCAACAGCAAGGTTTGCGTGGGTTCTTCTTTGGTTGGCGTTCGCGCCATGCTTCAGGTGTTACCATGCCTTGACTCCTTTCTGAGTTGCCACTGAAGCCCTTATCTCTGACCTAAGGGCTTCGATTGCAACTTTACTTGACTTTGGTGATGACGCCGTTGGCAACCGTGCATGAAGCATACCAACGGTGCGGTTCAGGGTAGTGTGGCCCTTCGACATAGATCGTTCCGTCGCGTGGCTCTTGACCGCCAAAGGGTCCGGGTTGATAGTAATGGACCTTTTCGCCAGATTCGACTGCGGCTTTGAGGGCTTTCTTGGTCTTGAAGTTGCGTTCAGTGTACATAGTTATTGCTCCTTTCGTTGAGCCCATTTTACTTTATCCATTTTTCCTCCTCTTTGTTGTACTTGTAGTACATCTTGTTGCTCAGTTGGCGTAGGGTTTTCATCGGTAGTCCTCCGGTCTGTAGAGAGTCGCGACGCTCCACTCGATATGCTGAGACCAATTGGCCTTGGCCCAGGCTAACGCCGCGTCATAGGACGCGAAGGGCGCGACGATCGAGCTGCCGGGTCCTTCCATCGATTTGGCATATATTGCCCATTCGTTGGCCATTGCTCTACGCTTGTCTTGCAGATCATTCATTGCCGTCAGCCTTTCTGTTTCAGTTGAGTAATGCCGCTTTGGTAGATGCTCCTTTCGCGGTTAGAGTTCGCCCATTGTCTTAGGGTAGCACAGTTTCAAGTCAAAGTCAAGCACAATCTTTGCCTAGTGTTCCCTGATTTGCTCTACAGTTGCCCTAGTGTAGCCCTCATATGTCCTCATTGCCTAGGACGCAGGGGGGGTAGCAATAGGGTTCGGTGACTTGTTTTCTTGTCTTTAAAAAAAAAAAAAGTATATAAGAACCCAACCAAAGCACAACTACCCACACCCATAGCCTACCCCCAGGACTAGGCAATCAGAACATATGAGAGCTATTGTAGAGCTATTGTAGGGATAATCAGAAAACACTAGGGCATATTAGGCGACACTAGACCGCCGCGAATTCGACCGACCGTTCGCAACCGATAGCCCCGCATTCGCGTTGGAGAGCCCGCTGGTTCGTTTTCGGTGCTCGCCCCTTACCGCTCCCCCTGGAGAAGCCCGAAACCCGCCACGGGGGTCCGCAGCGGGTTTCGGAACGAACGGGGAACGACTAAGCGGCGTGTCCGTTTGCATTGCACTCCGCCAGGAAAGCCACCAGCGACGTTGCCTTGCGGCTGCCGCTTGCACCCTCCTTTGGAACGACCGCAACGGACAAGCGGTTATTCCACTTTCCACCCGACACGATTAACTCCATGTCGGCCGGGATTTCGCTGGCATGCTGAGCACGAAGGACATCGGTAAGCGTCTGCTTGTCCTTCTTTGCCCGATCAAGGGCCGCCTGCCAGCCGAACCAAGCATCTTTCCCCGCTTGGTTCAATGTCTTGGGGTCGATCTCTTGCCACTTAGCCTTGAATTGTTCAGCCATGACAAACTCCATCGTCAGGACCGTTCAATGCAAGGTAGCCCGTCCGGCTACCATGCCGAACGTGACGCCAAGGAAGCACCTCGATTGTGGCGAAAATAAGGCGTGAGCCATGTTTGTTCGCATTCCTACCATGCACGATTCGCATATCGGTCGTGGTTTGTTCGTTGTTCGTTCCGGTCCTGTTCACTGTAACATTTCTGCCACTTGACCCACCCGCCCCCAAAATTTACCACTTCAGGCGGCCAGAGAGGCCACGCGCAAATTTTTTAATAAAACCAACACCCATATCCTAGATGCGTCGTGTAATCTTGGGTAAGGATAATAGAAGAGAAGAGTGCGCAACTGCATTGTCTTCAAACCACCAATACCAAGCCGCTTCTTTCCACCAAGTAACAGCTTTGTGAACTACGTCTCCAGAGTCGGAAAGGAGTTTGCCAATGTAAGTGACATTCAATAACTTGGGGTGTGATAACGGGCCAGAAACGGAAAAGCCTTCTCTCCTTAGTAGAGAATAAGCATCTAGGATTCTATGTTGTTCCTGATTGCATATAACCAAATTCGATGGCATGTCATTTAAACTGTTCCCATCAATATGATGTACTTGCACACCTTGGGAAAGTCTTCCTTTCATGGCGAACATGGCAACCGCTCTGCTTCTCATGGTGTTTGCATAGGTAAAGTCAGGAAGTTGGATTGCTATTACGAACTCAACCCGGTTCTTACCTGATTTCTTTTTGAATGTTCCATGACTCATTAGAATCTCCCATTTCGGCCAATTAAATTGGCCTCATTATACTGTAGCATACTTTTGAAGAAAAGTCAAAAAGAATTTTCATCTTCCCTCTAGCTTAATCGCCTCATGAACCTATTTAAGAAAAGATTTCGCTTGACTTTTAATCGGACCTATGATACCCTGGCACAATGGGAGGAGTGTATCCAATGGTGACGCATGATTGGGCGGGGAAGGCCACCGAAGCAAATCGAAATAACCGAGGTTAAGGAATTAACCGAGGAAGAGGCTGCTTCGCTTCCGACGAAGGGTAATGTCTCGAACATTGCAAAGATTCGAGACTCCCACCATATGATTGCAAAGCTTCTCGCGATGGGCCTTCGCGTTTCAGAAGTTGCCCTTCGAACGGGCTATTCCGTGACTCGCATCTCAACGTTGAGTCGAAGCCCAATGATGAAAGACTTAATTGCTTACTACCGTAGCCTCGACACAACCGAGTTTATCCAAGAACGAGATGAATACTACGAAACGGTTGCGGCTACGCGAATAATGTCTGCTCGACTAATCAACGATAAACTCGGGGATTGCGAACCTGACGACATTTCATTCCGCGAACTGGTAATGATCCACTCCGACGCTGCCGACCGAACTGGCTATCCTAAGAGGCAGATTGCCGTCAATGTCAACCTGGACTTTGCGGCACGTCTGGACAAGGCGGTTGAACGTTCTAAGGTGCAACGGCTCAAGGTCATAGAGTCGAGCAACCTAAAGTCCGGGCCCGTGCTTAATATCGTGCCTGATCCCGGACCATCCAAACCAACCGAGCCAGACGGATTCAGGAGGCGGATCTAGAGGTGCGCTCAGGCAGCGTCTACCACGACTGATTGCCTTGAGTGCTGCGTGTGGGGTGGAGGTGCTCTTTTCGCCTTGACCGCCTTGCCCCACACGATTCTCCGTGTAGGCATTGGAAGACAAGCTTCTTGACTGGCTAGGCTCAACGTCAACCGATCCCCTCGCTTTCGTCTACGGTGCATTCCCTTGGCGAGAACCGGGAACGCTGGAGCCTTATGATGGACCAGAACCTTGGCAAGCCGACATCCTGCGGTTGGTACGAGATGGTTTGTCGGTTGACAAAGCAATACAAATGGCCACAGCCTCAGGCCATGGAGTTGGCAAGACTGCTCTTGTCTCTTGGCTCATACTGTGGGCAATCTCGACCAAGCCAGATACTAGAGGAGTTGTCACGGCTAACACGGAAACCCAACTCCGAACCAAGACCTGGGCAGAACTCGGAAAGTGGTATCACAGATTCATCGGAAAAGAATACTTCACCTTAACCGCAACCGCAATCTTTAGCATTGATCAAGCACATGAAAGAACGTGGCGAATCGACATGGTTCCGTGGTCAGAACGGAACACTGAGGCGTTCGCTGGATTGCATAACAAAGGCCGAAGGATACTGGTTATCTTCGACGAAGCGTCGGCCATCCCTGATGTTATCTGGGAAACTACCGAAGGTGCACTTACCGATAGTGAGACTGAGATTGTTTGGTGCGTCTTTGGGAATCCTACTCGAAACACAGGGCGCTTTAGAGAGTGCTTTCCAGGTCAACGGTTTGCCTCGGTATGGAAGACTAAACAGGTCGACTCGCGTGAGGTTAGCCTCACGAATAAGGAACAGATTCGTTCGTGGATTGACGCATACGGCGAGGACTCGGATTTCGTCAGGATACGTGTTCGGGGTGTGTTTCCCCGAACGGGCGAAATGGAGTTTATCTCAGCCACCGATGTTGAGGAAGCTGCTCGTCGCGAAGCGCTGAGTCTCCCCAATGATGCCCTAGTAATTGGGGTTGACGTCGCTCGATATGGTTCAAACGAATCCGTCATATTCTTCCGTAAAGGTCGGGATGCCCGAAGCATACCTCCACTTCGGTATCGCGGCCTTTCGACGGTAGACCTTGCTGGCCGTATCAGTGAGGTCTACCATCAATACCGAACAGATGCAATCTTTGTGGACGGTGGTGGCGTTGGTGGTGGCGTCGTCGATGCCGTTAGAGCTTTGCATCTTCACTGCTTTGACATTCAGTTTGGCTCCAAGCCCGATGCGGTTGGTTGGGCTACCGGCTCTGATGGGGAGCGGTACGCCAACAAACGAGCGGAGATGTGGGGTTCAATGCGAGCATGGCTCAAGGGTGGTTCAATCCCAGCCATGGACGACCTGCGTGCCCAGCTTGTTGGCCCCACATACACCTTCAACCTCCGACAAGAAATTGTGTTGGAGAAGAAAGAAGATATGACGAAACGTGGTCTGGAATCTCCGGACCTTGCGGATGCTCTCGCCTTAACGTTCGCCCTCCCAGTCGCTTCACATGCAAACGCGGGTGGAGAGCATCCGCAAAAGCCGCTTGTCGAGTCCGAGTACAACCCATTCGACGAAAAGCACATGAAGGAGGCAGCATGAGCTTCTTCAGCCCTTCTCCACCTCCAGCACCTCCACCACCAGTGATTCCAGCCGCTCCATCTCCACCTCCAGCCTTTGGAACCCAACCGGAAGCGACGAGTAAACCAACAAGGAGGTCAACCGTTCCGACCTTCCTTGGTACTGCAATGGCTCCAACGAGAGGGCCAGGAACAACCCTTGGAGGCGCTTAAGTGCCAACCACGTTTCTAGGAGGCGAGGTGCCAACGGTTCCGCAACGCGATCCTGAACTCGACGTTGCCCAAGGACGGCAGCAGCTTGCTTGGTTAGATCAGATCTTCCCAAGTCTATTCGGCAAAGCAAAGGAGCCAGAGCCATCGCCGGTTGCTTACGGACCACCAATGCCATCAAGGACAGCAGAACGTGCCCTTGGTACAACGGCAGAGGATCCTCAACTGAAGATGGGCCAATACACCGCAGAATACCCAGGTCCATCTGAGGTCACCAGAGCTAAGAAAACCGGCCTTGCCTACGGCACTCCGATGGAAGCGTATATGGAAGGAAAGGGCAAGGTAAGCTTAGTGACCTTCGAGGAGATGCTAAAGAAGAAGACTCCCGAGGCTCCGGCCGGTCATCCTGTGCCAGCAACGGGGAAGCAAGAGGAAGCACTTCAGAAAGGCTGGCTTGCTTCTCGAAGAAGCTCCGTTGCCCAGCTTGGCTTCTCCCCGACGCACACCTCAATGACCGACGACCCGACGCAGAGATTAAACGTAGCTGGCCTATATACCTCCCAGACTGCCAAAGGAAAACCAGCGGATCAGATATGGTTCGACGTAGGCAATCCGTCAGCTGTAGTCCACGAGTCGATGCACCGTGGTATTGAGATGCTCCGGAAAGAGGGTTTGCTTCCTGAGAAGCTAACCTATCATCAGGATGAATTGATGGTTCGAGCTTTAATGCTTCATCATTTCAAGGACATTGAGGCTGTCGGATCTGGTGGCGTTCGATACCCCGACATAACGGAAGCTGAGCAGAAGATTTCCAAAAGTCAGATCAATGCTTTGGAGAAGGCTGCCGCTGACTACATTGCTAAGAAACATCCAATGGGACCACGCTAATGCCAAACGGAAACGGTGCTAAACTCGGACCAGACACCTCCCAACAGGTTGGTGGCTTTGGGCCTTATGGAGCCGGTCAACTCGGTGGTCAACGGCAAGGGCCATCATTAACCAACATCCTCATGGCCGCTTCGGACATGGCTGATCGACGACAACAGGAACGTGAAGCGGGGGCATCGAAGGTTGGAGCAACCGGAATCAAACGACCTAACCGTGGTGCTCGACGAAGCTCAATTAGGGGGATGGTTCGATGATGCTTCGCTTTGACGTTGAGTTCTTCGGCGGGATGCTGCTTGGAATCATTATCGGTGCAGCTGCGTGTTCTTTCCCGGCGTGACATAGGACGCAAGATGAGTTGTGAACTCCGAAAAGACCGCAAATACTGGGCAGAGCCGCAGACCGACATCGTGCAGCGACTGCGCGCAGAAATTGAGCAGCAGGCCAAGGTTTATTGGGAACAGGTGGCCGAGATCGAGCGGCTGACTAAAGAAGTCGACCAGTACCGCGCCGTTGTCACCAAGAATGAAGCTAAACTGCTCATCGAGATCGAGCGGCTGAGGGCGGAATTGGCAGTTGCCAAGGTGCCGACGCACAACTCTGGTCTTTTCGTCCTTGAATGGATGCTTTGATAATGCCCATCCCGCTGACCCCAGGCCGACTTGAGCTTCGACGCCATGTCGAAGGCAGACTCATTGGCTTGCGGGTCAACCGTTACTCTTGGTGGGTTCACGCGAGAGAACTGGCAGACTACTTCCTGCCTAGGAGGTACAAATTCCTAATCACACCCAATATGATGAGCAGAGGCTCTCCAATCAACCAACATATGTTGGACTCAACTGGCACACTTGCTGCACGGAACCTCTCGTCTGGGATGATGTCTGGGGTTTCTTCACCAACACGCCAATGGTTCAAATTGAAAATCGGCCATATCGATTCTACGCAGACATCTCCCATTTCTTTATGGCTCGCAGAATGCGAACGGCTGATGATGCTGGTGATGCAAGAGTCGAACTTCTACCAAGCGATGGCCGTCGTCTACTTCGATCTCGTTATCTTTGGTACCGCTTGTATTCTGATCTATGAGGATCCAACCGATGTTATTCGCTGTTTCACTCCATGCTTTGGGGAGTTCTACGTCGATAATGACGGCATGTTCCGCCCCCTCATATTTTACCGAGAATTCACCCTCACTATTGATCAGTTGGTCGACTGTTTCGGATTCGACAATGTTTCTCCAGCCATGCAACGACAATACGAAACTGGTCAAAAAGCTGGAGCACAGCTAACCCGCGAATTGGTTGTCGCCCACGCAATAGAGCCAAACAATGACGCATACAAGTACGAATTTCCAGATCACTTTAAGTATCGGGAATGCTATTGGGAATGGGGAGGCTCCGCTAGTCCGCAGGGCGGGAGCAGCTTTGCGCCTGGCTTTCTCTCACTACGTGGCTTCAATGAAGCGCCACACATTATTGTCAGATGGGACCTTGTGTCAAATGATGCTTATGGACGAAGCCCAGCAATGGACGCTCTTGGTGACGTTAAGCAGCTCCAACAAGAAGTCCGAAGAAAAGCCCAAGCCATAGACAAGCACGTTAACCCCCCAATGGTAGCAGACATTCAGTTAAAGAACCAACCTGCCTCGCTTCTTCCTGGTGGCGTCACTTACGTCAGTGGAATGATGACACATGGTAACGCTGGCTTTAGTCCTGCTTACGGAACGTGGAAGCCAGATGTTGCCGCGATGACTCAAGACCTTGCAGAGATTCGGGAACGAATCAAGCGGATCTTCTTTAACGATCTTTTCCAGGTTGCGAGCCAATACGAAACTCGCTCCAATGTTACCGCGGTTGAGTGGGACATGCGAAAGTCTGAAGCCTTAGTAATGCTTGGCCCCGTGTTGGAGAGGATTCAAGATGAGCTGCTGTCTCCTGCAATCGACCGGATCTTTGCAATTATGTCTCGGCGAGGAGTTCTGCCTCCTGCGCCCCCAGAAATCCAAGGAACCAACATCAACATCGAATACGTCAGTATGCTCTCCCTCGCCCAAGCTGCCGCTAGTACAACAGGCATTGAACGTGTCCTCCAACTTGCAGGAAGTCTTGCCGGGGTTGACCCTGCTGTAATGGACAACATTGATATCGACTTTACCCTCGATAAGTATTCCAGCTTGATGAACAATGACCCAAGAATGATTCGGTCATCCCAAGCATTACAACAGATTCGGCAGCAAAGAGCACAGCAACAGCAACAGGCGCAACAGGCCGAGATGGCCGAGAAGATGGCGGCGGGTGCGAAGACATTATCTGAAACTAGCGTTGGAGGTGGTCAGAATGCGCTCCAGCAAATGATTGGAGCAAGGCCATGATTGTGTTCCTTCTGCTCGTTCATTCTTGGTATCCATTAGACTGCTGTGCAGATCGGGACTGCCATCCAATCGACTGCAAGCAGTTCGTTTCGTTTGACGATGGTACCGTTGCCTATCACGGCTGGATGATTCCAAAGTCTCGCATTCGTACGTCACAAGATAATGACTGTCACATTTGCGTCAGCAAGTCTCTTGGTTCGGTTAACTGTGTCTTCTTTCCAGGCTTAGCATGAGTGACCAATACAATGCATCAGAACGACGAGATGTTAAGCAAGCAGCTAAGCAGGCTAGACTTGCCGATAGACAGCGGGAAGAGATCATGCAAGGCATCATGTCTCTTCCTCCCGGCCGTAGCTGGATGCTTGACATACTTGAAGCTTGTCACATCTTTGCTTCCAGCTTTACTATCAACACTAAGGCTACTGCATTCAATGAAGGCCAACGAAGTATCGGGCTTCGACTTCTTGGAGACATCATGAAGGCTTGCCCAGATCAGTACGTTCAGATGATGAGGGAAAGAAATGAACGAGACAACACAAACATCGCCCGAAGGAGTAACGAGGACACCGACGGGGGAGATAGCACCGATTCCACAGGTGACGGAGCAGAAGCCGACATCGACCCCTACGAGTACACCAGCCCCGGCCCCGCCAACCTCAGAATCGTCCCCGGAAGAACCGAAGACTCTACTGAATGAAGGGGTAAAGCCAGCCGAGGTTAGGGCTCCGGAGAAGTATGAGTTCAAGGCTCCGGAAAGTTGGGAGAAGAACGGTTGGGAACTCGATGGGGAGATTCTAAACAAGGCGACACCGATCTTTAAGGATCTGAACCTGACGCAGGATCAAGCACAGAAGTTGGTTTCGTTCTATGCAGAGACTTCTCAGCGGCAGCATGAAGAATCTGTGAACATGATGAACCAGATGCGAGATGATTGGCGTAAGGAGATTAAGGCCGATCCACAGATTGGTTTCAAGCTCGATTCAGAAGTTAAGCCAACCGTTGGGCGAGCGATTGATATGCTTGGTCCAAAGTTGGCGAACGAGTTTCGTCAGGCAATGGACTTTACTGGCGTTGGGGATCACCCAGCCTTCATTCGGGCCTTCTACGCTCTTGCACAAATGTTGACCGAAGGCGGTCATGTTGCAGCGAGAGGCCCAAGTCGATTCGGGATGCAACAACCGGGGCAGCGGACAGACGCAGCCCATTCGTTGTATCCGAACCTTCCGTGACCGGAGGCCCGCGAGGCGTGGTCGATGGCCGATGAACTGATGCGACAGAAAGGAGCTTGGATCTAAACCTAGGAGGCCACTTTGGCCATTATCGGCGCTACCGCATTAACCTATGCGGATTGGGCGAAGCGACTTGACGACGGCTATCGAGTAGCCACAATCATCGAGCTTCTGTCCCAGACCAACGAGATCCTTGATGACATGCTCGTCATCGAGGGCAATCTCCCAACTGGTCACAAGACTACCGTCAGAACCGGCTTGCCACAAGCAACGTGGCGACTCTTGAACTTGGGCGTTCCCAATGCTAAGAGTACGACAGCGCAGATCGTGGATACCTGCGGGAATCTGGAAACCTACGCTGTCATCGACAAGGACGTTGCTGATCTTAACGGTAACACTGCTGACTTTCGCCTTTCTGAAGTTAAATCGTTTCTTGAGGGCATGTCTCAGCAGGTTGCCGCGACGCTGATCTACGGCAACCAGTTCGCTAACCCGGAACGCTTTACAGGCTTTGCTCCCCGTTACTCCACAGTGACGGCAGCGAACTCCCAAACGGCAGCAAACGTTCTCGATGGTGGCGGCACCAGTACGACGAACACTTCCATGTGGATCGTTGTTTGGGGTTCCGACACTTGCCACGCCACTTTCCCGAAGGGCAAGATCACTGGCTTGCAGCATAGGGACATGGGTGAGTGGCCGGTGTTGGATGCTTCGAATAACACATTTCAAGCCTACCGTGACCACTTCAAGTGGGAAATCGGTCTGGTCTTGAGGGATTGGCGTTATGTCGTCAGAATCAGCAACATCGACGTCACTCAGCTTACTGGAGTATCGGCAGCTAACCTCATCAACCTGTTGGTTCGTGGATTATATCGACTCCCAACGGCTCCGGTTAGTGCAACCACAGTCCAGACGTCTGATACACCTGAGGTTCGAGCCAACATGGGAAGGACGGTTATTTACGCCAACCGCGTTATCCGGACTTACCTCGACCTTCAAGCGATGAACAAAACCAACGTTCTCCTTCGGATTGAGGAGTTCGATGGCAAACCCATCACAACCTTCCGTGGAATCCCGATCCGGACCTGTGATGCGATCCTCAACAACGAGAATAGGGTGGTCTAACATGATTCTCGACAACTTCCTTCAATTCACCAATCCAGCAGTTGTTACCGCCGCTGGAGCGGTTCTTCCTGGCGACAGCTTCGCTACTGGCGGTATCACCGCAACTGGCCCGAGCACTAACATCATCGACCTTCACCTTGCTACTGGCTCAGGCATCCCACTTCTCGCCGCGGGTCAGGGAGCAAGGGACATTGGCATCGGTGATGATCCGGCGATGAAGCTGCTTGTGGAGGTCGTGACTCCTTTCACGACTATCACTTCGCTTTCTGTCGCCCTTCAAGGTGCTCCAGACAATGGCTCTGGTGCTCCAGGCACCTTCGTGACGTGGTGGATCAGTCCAGCCTACGCTCTTGCTACCCTTACTCAAGGGGCAAGGCTGATGGATATGGATATGCCTCGTCCTCCCGACGGAGTCTCCGAACCGAGGTTCCTCCAGCTTAACTACACTATTGTCGGCGCCGTTGCCGCTTCGGCTGGTGGAACCATTCGTGCTTTCATCGTCCTTGATCGCCACGATCAGTTCTACAATGCGACGAACAACGCAATCCTCGGCGGATATCCTCCGGGCATTGTTATCGCCAACTGAGGTGGATCATGAAGAGATGGTCCTCATGGGGAGTGGGGGCGGCTGTTGCTGCCCTTACTGCCGCCATTGTCTACGGACAACAACTTGTCCCAACGACACTGACTGGTAACGAAGTTGCTACGTTTGCTATTGGTGGCCCGGGCGGTCCAAGCACCTTCGTTTCGGTTGCTCAGCTTCGGAACTCTACTGGCTACATCTTGAATGCCGTTACGGCCAGCTTGACGATTCCGAACAACACCAATCGCTTCATCATCACGGCCCAACCGGCTGTAGCTACGATTCTTCTGCCGGTTTCGCCAGTCTTTGATGGATCGATGATCGAAGTCATCAATGGGACGGCCGCAGCCTTCGTGACCAACGCGGTGACGATCCAACCGAACACAGGTCAGACCTTGGTCGGTGGCAACGTCACTATCACTACCCTTGCTGCTGGAGCCAGCGTTGAGTTCCAGTATTCGCTTAGCAACAACACTTGGTACCGACTAAGATGAGATGCTTCGCGGCGCTTCTGGGCCTGTTGCTTGCGTCTACGGCGGCGCAGGCCCAGATTGCTCCAATCGTCTCTGCTGGAGCATTAACAAGGGAAGTCTGTGCAACGCCAACGGTAACGGCAGCAAGTGCCTATGTCGCTGGTAACGTTGTCGGCGGCCTGATCACACTTACCGCCTTCAGATCTTCGGCTCAAGGTGCCCCAGATAACGGTGGCATCATGCAGTCAATCCGAATCACTTCGAAGTCAGTGATTGCTGGTGAAATGGACGTCTTTCAGTTCAACGCGAACCCAACGAACACAACCTTCACTGACAAGACCAATCCAGCAATCAACGCCCTTGACGTTACCAAAGTCCTTCCGATGATCGCAATGGCCACTGGCTCATCGAAGCTCGGAACAATGACAGTTTGGGGCGTCGATGGCCTTGGTAGGGCTCACGTTGGAACGGCAGGGCAAAGCGACTACTTCGTAATGGTCACCGCTGGAACTCCAACCTTCGGGACGACGACAGATGTACAGTTTTGCGCGACGTACCTTCTTGATTAGTGCTTCAGCCTTTGTAGCGACAAGTGCGGAGGCTGGAATCATAATCAGAAGGATCCTCGGTAAGGCTACGGTTGGAGGTGGAGGTGGCCCTCCAGTTGGAGCGACAAGGGTCGATACGACTTTAGCGAATAATCGGGAAGTCACTAACCTCGTCGATATAAGGGTGACCAACTAATGGCAAACGTCCGAATCCAAGACCTGACGGCTGGTCCTGCGGTAATTGCCGCTGCCATCTATGAGATGGAGAATCCGGTTGGGACGAGCACGAAGCAAACGATTACTCAGCTTCAAACCTTCATGCAGGGTAATCTTGCCTCGCCTATTGCCCGACTGGATACAGCAGATCAGACGACAACTGGTGGAAGCAACGTTACCTCGCTTTCTCTTACCACTGGCAATATCACGATTGACTGTGGAGCAAGGCCACTTCAGTTTATCACGGCCAATACTGCCGCTTGGACCATCACGGCTCCGGCTAATGATGGAAGTTGTATGCTTCTTATCACTATGCCTGCTGCTTCTGGCGTGGTGCCGACTTTCTCAGGCTTTAGTGTTGGCAGTAATACTGGTGATACTATCACTAACGCTGCCAATGCTAAGTTCACTTTGAGTATCTGGCGAATCAACGCAATCTCAGGGTACCGCGTAGCGGCTCATCAATGATTAAACCACTTCATCCACCGAACTTTATGCCTGGGGTCCATGACCCATCGGTGGCGGCGTGGATCAATGCAGTTGCGATTGCTGGCGGAACAGTTAGTAATCAACGACGGAACCTTGTTGATGATCTTATAGTAGGCTTAAAGAGTGATGGGGTTTGGCCAAAGCTTGATCGGCTATGGATTTATGCGGCAGAGAATCAAGGGGCCGCTTTGACCGACATGGCTCTTTTAGCTAAAGCGACAGCTATTGGTGGACCACCATTTACTGTGGATCGAGGCTTTGCAGGGCAGCTTACCGCTTATCCGACCGCTTACATAGATAGTGGCTTTAGGGAGCAGGCTGGCGTAGCGTTTAAGCTGAACGATTGTCATATTGGTGCTTGGGCCGTTACGACTTGTGCTGGCGGTTATATGGTGGGGCAGATCGGCCACGCAGCGGATACGACGAGTTCGATCCTTGATAATGGAACGCTGATTCATATTGACTGTACGGATTCAACCGGCAATGGGCCCAACTTCACCTATACGGCGGGACAGAACCTTGGACACTTCGTGGGTTGCCGCACTAGCTCAACAGCACTCCAGCTATATCACAACGGCGCTTCTGTCGGTACGGCAAGTAGCACAAGTGGCTCGATTACTAACGTTAGTTGGACTTGGTCAGTTACTTGTATCGACGATCATAGTGCTGGACATGTGTCGGAGAATGGAAGCACTGGTATCCTTGCAGCGGTTAGTGCAGGAGGAAGTCTAACCGCGGGTGATGCTACTAACTTTTACAACCGCCTTCGTACTTACATGACGGCCGTAGGCGTTCCATGATTCCGCAATTTGTACCAACTGCATTTATGCCACAACCGGCCGCTGGTGGTGCTTATAGCGGGCCGGGCGATGTGGTGAGTGGCGCTACCGCCTGGTGGGGCCTGCGCGGATATAATGCTGCCGTCAGTAATGGCAGCACTAAAAGCGTGAATGTGCGTCGTTCGTCTGACAACACTACGCAGGATTTTGTCATTTTATCTAATGGCAATCTAGATGTTGCTTCGATTTCTTCATTCATTGGCGGCGGCAACGGTTTTGTTACCACCCTCTACGATCAGTCCGGCACCAATAATTTGACACAGGGGAACGCGGCTAATCAGCCGCAATTGATTCTTTCCGGCCTGGGAAGCCTGCCGATCATGCAATCGACGGGCAGTCAATTTATGTTTGTTACCACATCGACCGTTGATACTCAGCCGTTCACCGCGTCAGCGGTTGCGATCAGAACGGGCTCTTTCACCTCTAGCGGCATGTGCCTTACCTCGCAATCGCCGTTCGTACAACTTGGATTCCAGAGCGTCGCCAATACGCTACATTTCTTTGCCGGGACCGACATCAATGTTTCCGCGAACGACAACGTATGGCGGTCGCTTAATGCCGTTTATAATGGCGCATCCAGTGTTCTTTATGTGGATGGTACGGCCAACAGTGGTAATGCCGGAACTAACAATTGGGGCAGCGCTGGCACCACTTGGGGATTTATGGGTTTTGTTGGCGGCAGCTATATTTTGAACGGCGATCAAACCGAGGGCGGCCTCTGGCCGATAGGTTTCAGCGCGACGCAAGCGGCAAACATGAGCACCAACCAGCACAGCTATTGGGGCTTCTAACATGACACCAAATGACCGCTTCCTTCTGTTCAAGAATATCGATGACGCAAAGGCCCGCTCTGCGGAAGCAGCAACCGGCCTCAACTGGCGCCACGCCGACCACGACACGATCGGCAGCTATTGGTGGGAAACCATCGAGCTGACCGACGGCCAAGGTGCCGTGGTGATCCAGCCGACCGGCTCGGGACCGTTCGATGAGAGCCACACGCTTGACGATGGCACCACGCACGGACTGACCGATCAAGAAGTCAAGAAGCTGAATTCTTACTCTGATATCGAGCATCTACTTCCACCACCTCCAACGCGACCATAGGAGAATCCCATGGCTAGAATGCGCCTACAACAAGCTGCTGTTCTCGATCATATCAAGCGAAAGGTCGGGCAGACCGTTGCTGACACACCCGGGAATGCCCAAGCGGGAGACATCGTCTGGACGAGCCTTAGCGCCGCGACTTGGGCACCATACATGATCGCCCTTGACGCTTCTGCGACGACGATGATGAACGCCTCTCGCTTCGCTAATACTCCTGCTCCAAGGCCGGATGGCGTTACAAGTGTAGAGGGATAACATGGCCAGATGGAAGCTGAAAGCTCCTCACTACATCCTGATTCAAGGTAGTGAGTGGCAATACATCGAGACTGACCTTCAAACTGGAAGGCAGATGAGAAAGATGTATGCCGTCCCGGCACTTCTCGATCCGAATCAACCTGGGAATTCACAGGAGAGGCCAAATGACGGAGCAGGAGGATACACAGTCTGCTACGAAGGAAGAGGACAGCCCAACGATTACGTCTTCGCAGGTGATCCAACACCGGATATGGAACCTATTGACGATGAGGCAAAGGTCATCTCAGCGTCGAGGAAGGAGTTCTGGAAGCATCCCATTGAGGATCTGCCAGTATCCTATAGCCAGTCCATACTTAATGATCTTCAGCGACAAGTCGCAGACCTAGCGGTAGCTGGAATGAATGTGACGCCGATAAACCAGCCACCAAGGTCGCTCAAGGGGATTGATCCAAGTGAGTTCGCAAAGCTTCAAGAACAGGTTCAAGCTTTGATGGAAGCGAACGCTCAGCTTCAAAAGAAACTGATGGAGCGAGGTACTAGGAGGATCTGATGCCTCAGATAGCATTTCTGGCTGGAGGCTCTGGTGCGGTTGGCCCAACCTCCGGTGGGAAGATACATGCTAACAACAACTTGAGTCCGACACCGCAGCAACTTGTCGGAGGGAATCCGCAAAGGGTAAGCATCACCTTCCATAATCCGGGGCAGGTTGATGTGATGATCTACCCTGGGGCCGACTGGCAAGGGAATCCGATAGCTGCGACTCCAACAGCACTTGGCGGTTGTCTTAGGGTACCTTCGGTTAACGGGTACTTGCTAATCACTGGAGAATGCCAAGGATCTTGGTTTGGCTTTACCCTTGCTGGTCCAGGCGGGAATCCGTTGACCATTATGGAGAGCAATATATGAAGAAGCTAGCTCTTCTTGCACTGCTGCTTTCCACTTCTGCCCAGGCTCAAGTTATTGGGTCGCCCCCGGGTCAGTCAACGGCTGGTGTTCCAATCATTTCAACGCAACCGAATGCTTATCCTTGTAGCCCGCAAGTCGCTGACCCGCCTATTGGCTGTAGCTTTCCTCTTTGGCAGTATCCATTGATATCCGGGATTACCTCTCCCGGCTTTACCGGCCATGTAATGACCACGCTCGATCAGAACGTGGTCTTTGGTGGAAACAATGTTTATCCTTTCGGGGTTCTCGGTCAGAATCCGTATGTTCAAGGGACTAACGTACATGTTCTCAATTCTGCCGTTGGTCGGGTTCATGCACTTCGGTTCACCTCGGCTTCACTGACTGGATCTCCGATAACCATTAGCTTTCAAGATACCAGCACTAATAACGTTGATAGCGCAAACGGGCTTTGTGCTAACATTCGAGCTAACCCGACATTGTTCAATGCTCAGAGCTTGCCAGTAATCTGCGATCCGGTTACTGGTGGCGGAACGATGAACGTTCAATGGGACGCTCGATATACCGACCTGATGGTAACGGACGTTTCGACTCCTCCTGCATCTATTACTGTTCCAACACTGATACGGGCGATAGATTTCATCACGATAAACTTCGGTCGATATATCCCTGGATATGCTGCTGCTCCTGGCGATGCGAGCGTCTGCATTCAGCTTGTTGGGCAAACCATCAATGCTGTTTCATCTATTGATGCACAGATCTGTAGTCAGATTAACGGTGGCGTTAATGATGCTGCCTTTGCTACTCGAAGAACTTCTCTCTTCCTTACGAATGTGTACAATGGGGCTTCTCAAGTAGAAATTGGCCTTTCCAACGGAATGATCTTGTATGGCGCTGGCAACGCCCTTCCGACTGGTGGTTATATAGGGCCTGGAACAATCAATGTACCCGGCGGGTTTTATGTTAATGGCTCTCTGGTTACTGGCGGTGGAGGTGGGACTCCGGGAGGGCCAGCAAGCTCAGTTCAGCTTAATAGTGGAACCGGCTTTACTGGCTCTGCTAATCTTGAGTTCGATGGAGTCGGCCTTCTTGGCATAGGCACTTCTGGAACTTCTACAGGAAGGATAAATCTTTCCGGAGCAACTAGTGGAGTTGTGACCTTCCAAGCACAGGCTGTTGCAGGTACTTGGACATTCCAGCTTCCGGCTAACGCTGGAACGAGCGGGCAAGTCTTACAGACGAATGGGGCTGGCGTTACGTCTTGGACAACAGTTACTGGCGGCGGTGGAGGCACTCCTGGTGGGGCTAACGGAGCAGTCCAGTTTAATAATTCTGGGGCCTTTGGCGGTGTCCCTGCGTTTCAGTTTGATGGAATCGGCTTACTTGGCATTGGTACGGCTGGAACTACGTTGGGAAGGATAAATCTTTCTGGGAATACTAGTGGGACTGTGACAGTTCAACCGCAGGCTGCGGCAGGTACTTGGACTTTTCGCTTACCAAACTCCGCTGGAACCTCGGGTCAAGTTCTTCAGACGGATGGAACGGGAATAACCTCTTGGGCCACTGTGGCCGGAGGTGGCGGAACTCCAGGAGGACCAAGTGCATCTATTCAGTTTAACAATGCTGGAGCATTTGGAGGGAGTGCTAATGCTACTTTGGATAGCAGCGGCAATATTACCGCTGCCGGCACGGTAACTGCAAATGCTGCGACTGTTTCTCCAGGCAATCTTGTAATGGGCTCTGGAGCGTTGGCTCAAAGTGCAACAAGTGGATTCATCTATACCAATACGATGGTTGGTTCTCCAACGGGAACACCAACGGCAATTACTGGAAGGGCACCACTTGCGTTCGATTCATTCTCGAAGGTACTTTGGGTTTACACTGGTGGTGCTTGGGCCTCGCTTGGACAAGGTGGTTCCTGGGTTACCTACACATCGACGGTAACTTGTCAGTCTGGTGGCCCACCGACGCTTGGGACTGTGGTTGCTCGGGAAATGGTGGTTGGTAAGACTGTATACTATAACATTGTTATTCCGGTCACTAATATTGGCACTTGTGCCACCTCTATGGAAGCGACTTTGCCAGCGACTACTCAGACTTCTTCGGATCAATTCTGTGGGGCCGGGGCCGATGCTGGGAACGCATATACTCTCTCTGTGGTATGTGGCCCTGGTTCAACCCAAGTTATCATTAGGAAGTATGATGGGACTTTTCCTGCTAACAATTCCTCCATTCTTGTCGTTGGAGGTGTATATGAGAGCAGTTAGTCTGGGAGTAGCTCTTCTATTTACTTCTGGCGCTTTAGCACAAGAAGCTCCAACTTTGATGGAACTTCAACAGGCTAATCAATTCGTTGCTACTGAACTTGGTCAAACCAAGATCACATTGGCTGTAATGTACGCTAGAGTTCAGATTCTACAGGCAAAGATAAAGGAGTTAGAAGATGCCAAGCAAAAGCCCTGCTCAAGCTCGCCTGATGGCGGGAGCAGCCCACAGCCCAGCGTTCGCTAAGAAGGTTGGAGTGCCGCAGAACGTGGCAAGAGAGTTCAACCAAGCCGATGCTGGAAAGGGAATCTTGAAGAAGAAGAAACCGGCGCCGAATGCGGAGAAACGCTAATGGGCGTAAGGGATCGCGACCATAAGATGGAAGCCGATGAAGTCGTACCGGAACGGATCTGGCGTTTAACGATGCACTACCATGACTTGATCTATATCAAGTATTACTGGGAGAGTATCGGGCAGCAAGCTCCACAGACCTTTCTCGAAGAGATGGAGCGAACGAATAAGAGGCTCCATGAGTATCTCGAAGTAGAACGGAATCAGGGTGGGGCATATCACGAAGCGGGATTAAAGGAGAAGATAGATGAAGCAAGGAAGAGCAGGTAAGGAAGTGACCTTTCACAAGGTCGCTCATCCAAGTACGAAAGCCGTTGACCCTGGCGGGGCAGACCAGCTTGGTCAGGCAATGGCTGATAAGATGCGTGAAGGACATCATGTTCCGGGGAATTCGGCGGAACGGTTGTTCATGGGGAGGGGATATGAAGGACCAAAGCCACCTGCACAAGCTGCTGGTCCTGGTGGTGGAAGAGTTGTGCATAAATCTGGAAGTCAAGGGAGACACTAATGTCAGTCGATTGGAACAAAGCATACCTTCTACTGGATGTGGTGGAGAAGAGTTTCGGCCATCCACAACTGAAGCTATTGCACGATGAGGCTTTACAAGAGCTTCAGGAAATGTGCGATGAGATTACTGCCGATCAGCCGAAGCCACAACCGACAGCGGCGGCAGCGAAGACACCTGAAAGGAGAATGTGATGGCGAGAGAAATCCTTGGGGAATATGGACCCGAGCGTAGCACTGGTCCTGCTTCACGTCCTGGCGGTGTTATGAGAGCAAGGGACGTGATGAACTACAAGCCACCGCAAGGCCCAACGAATATCAATGATCCGAAAGGTCCAGGGTTGCATGGCCATGACTGCGGTAACATGAATAGGCCAACGGTAGATCGTGACGATACTAGCGGTAGCGCTGGCCTTCACGGAACCAATAAGGGCAACGATGGCTCACAGAGATGACAGTAGAGGTCGATATCGTCAATCGTGCTCTGCAAATCATCGGAACGCGAACAACAGTAGCATCCCTTACTGAGCAGAGCAACGAAGCGATCCAGGCGAACATAATCCTGGAGCCATTGCGTGACGCCTTGTTACGCATGGCTCCATGGAATTGTGGGACTATTTACAACAATCTGGTGCTGATAACAGCAACGCCTGGAACGCCAGAGAATCCAAGTGTAGGACCACAGACAACGTGGCAGAGGGGAATTCCACCGCCACCGTGGGCATACGAGTATCAGTATCCAGTAGATTGTCTGAGGCCAATCTATATCATACCACAATTCTCTACCGGGTTTGCTTCAGGTATTCCGATTACTACGGCTGTAACCGGCGCAGCTCCGGCCTTTTGGCTTGGGCCACCGCAGAAGTACAAGGTCGCGGTCGATCAGTTCTTTATGGTTCAAGCGGCAACGGTTGCTAATTCTGGAACCAATTATCAGGTTGGCGAAGTTATAACCTTAGTTGCTCCACCGCCAGCCACACCTCCATCTTTAGGAATTCCTATCCCTGGCGGTGCTCCGGCCCAGCTTGTAGTTCTAACGACTGGAGTTGGACAAAGCGTTGCTACGGTTGGGGTTGTACCCCAGATCATTGGAACAGCTGCACTAGCTCTTGGAGGAAGCTATCTCCATAACCAACAGGTGCAACCGATTGGACAAGCATCTTCGACGAACTTTGGAACAGGCGCAACCTTTAATTTGACGTATAGCTCGGTAATTCCAAATCAGGAGCAAAGGGTCATTCTAACCAATCAGGAGTTCGCTACCCTTTGTTATGTTCGACAGGTCCAGAACCCAAACGTAATGGACGAGAACTTCCTTGAAGCTTGGGCTGGAATAGTTGGGGCAAGACTGGCAATTCAGCTTACTGGCGATAAGGCAATGGCGAATATGGGCGTTGCCCTCGCCAATAACCTGATTACTGAGGCAAGAAAAGCAGATGCAAACGAAGGATTGACTATTAATGATGTGACGCCGGACTTTATCCGAACTCGTGGGATCTATTATCCAACTTGGGAGATAAGTCCGAATATCCAGTTTGATTGGGGACCGATGTTTGCGAGCTATTAATGGCCCAACCAGTTATTCAACATGCCTTTAATACTGGCGAATGGGCACCGGCGCTCAACGCTAGGGTGGATCTTCAGAAGTACCACCGTGGCGCGGCAACAATGCGGAACTTTTATGTCGATTACCGTGGAGGTGCTAGCACTAGGACTGGAACTAAATTTGTTGCTCAGGTAGGTCTTCCGGGCTTCGCGGTCAGGTTGATTCCATTTCAGGCTTCGTTCGAAATCTCGTATGTTATTGAGTTTGGGAATGGGTATATTAGGTTTGTAAGCAATGGCAATTTGGTCTTAGAGAAGGCTCTTCCTATAACCGCTGCGACAACGACGAATCCGCTTACCGTAACGGCTACTGGAGCCGGGAGTCCATATACCCTTCCGGACGGTACTGTCGTTCCTGCTTACCAAGCCGGAGACAATATTATCATTACTGGCGTTCAAGGAATGACTCAGCTTAACGGACGCAATTTCTTTGTTGGCGGTGTGGCTGGCGATGTCTTAACCTTGTTTACTCCGGACACTCAAACGAATGTGGATGCTACCGGATATACTCCCTTTACCAGCGGAGGAACCACACAGCGGATCTATAAGCTCGCCTCTCCATACTTGTCGAGTGAATTGGCGTTAATCAAGTATGCTCAAATTGTTAATCAGCTTATACTTTGTCACCCGAACCATCCGCCTATGATGCTGACTCTTATCTTGGCGACGAAGTGGACACTTACTGGTATAACATTCGGATCGACTGTAGGAGTACCAACGGGAGTAGCGGTTGCAACGACGAGTGCTGGAACAGTTCATTATGCGTATGTAGTGACTTCTGTCGATTCTAATGGTCAAGAAAGCTCTCCTAGCTCGCCTTATGCAACGGTGTCCGCGGCCGATATGCACACTACGCAACTAACCAACACGGTCACTTGGACGCCTCCTGTGCAGACCTCGGCTTTTCCGGGCGTTCCAGTGAGCTATAATGTCTATAAAGCTAATGAATCTTATGCAGGGGCGGTGCCATTAGGAAGTCAGTTTGGTTTTATTGGGAATGCTACTAGCACAACGTTCATAGACTCAGGGACTCCACCGAACTTCGAGCTTAGCCCTCCTGTCATTGCTACTGCGGCCGGTAGCATTTCTTTGGTCAACATTACCGCTCCCGGCTCATATACAGTAGTACCAACGATGACCGTGCCACCGCCAGCATCGGGAACGCAAGCGGTATTTCAACCTTGGTTATCAATTTCCCTTGCAGCAGGGGCACCAACTGTCGCGGGTGGTGCTGGTGGAAGCGTCAACGGTGGTTATGTCGTTGGACAAGCCGTTAACTTTCCTATTCCTGGTTCTACTATTCCGGTAACTTTGGTTGTTGCTTCGGCGGTTGTGATTGGTGGGATTAGTTATGTTACCGCTTGGAACGCCGTTAATTATCCAGGTGCCTCTGCTGGTCAAACGTTTGCTAATCCACCTCCGAATCCAATTCAAGGTCATGCTGGCTTCTCCAATCAATTTGCCTATGCTAACGTTGTTTGGGGCGTTGGTGGAGCGAACATAACGGTTGCTGGCTCGGGCTATGTTGTTGGGGCTCCTCCAGCCGTTACCTTCACTCCTGCTGGAGCAACGGCGACTGCGGTTGTTTCTGGTGGGACTTCTGGCGGTGTCGATCCACTTAGCCTTGGCAATCCAACTGTCCCAACTTTCTTTCAGCAACGGCTCTATCTAGCTGCACCGCCGCAGGGAGTTCAAACATTCTTTGGGAGTCAACCGGGAAGCTTCTTCAACTTTAATGTTAGCAATCCAATTCAAGCTGACGATGCTATTGAAGGCTCGATTGTGTCTAACACCTTGAACACGATTCGGTCTATGGCTGCAATGCCAACCGGCTTGATGATGCTCTGTGACCGCCAAGCTTTTCTTCTGGATGGTGGATCGGCTGGATCGCCTGTTACGCCGATTGATGCCGTTGCCCATTCTGAAGCATACAATGGTGTTTCGGACATTCCGCCGTTACTGGTTAACTACGATATCCTCTACGTTCAATCTAAGGGATCTATCGTCCGTGATTTAACCTTCAACTTCTACACTCAGATCTATACTGGAACCGACATCTCGGTTCTTTCAAGTCATCTGTTCTTCGGCAAGCAAATCAAGGAGTGGGCTTGGGCAGAAGAACCATATAAGGTTGCTTGGGCCGTTAGAACCGATGGGATCATGCTTTCACTGACTTTTCTTAAGGAACAGGAGGTTGTTGGTTGGGCAAGGCATGATACCAATGGAAATTACATGTCGGTTTGCTCGGTGACAGAAGCGGCGAATGCTGGTCCAACGATGGGGACTGTAGACGTTGATGCTACTTATGTGGTTGTCCAACGTTTCATCAATGGAATGTGGAATCAATTCATTGAAAGGATTGCTGATCGGTTTATCCTTGGAGCAGCTGTGAATACATGGGCTGTGGACTGTGCTCTTCAATATACTGGGAATCCAGCTACAACGATTACTGGACTTTGGCACTTGGTTGGACAGACTGTAACCGGACTTGCAGACGGAAAAGTGATTCCGCCACAGGTGGTTTCGGCTCAAGGGACGATAACGTTAAGCACGCCCGCTTCGGTTGTGGTCCTTGGGCTTGGTTATACTTGTCAACTTCAGACGCTTCGTCTTGATACTGGTGATCCGACGATTCAAAGCAAGCGAAAGAAGATTCCGGCCGTAACGGTTCGAGTTGAGGATGCACTTGGATTGACGATTGGAAAGACTTTTTCTGCTGGCTCACAGGTTTCAATGAAAGATCTTGTTGTTGGGAACGTTGGAACAATGTCCAATGGAGTTGTGACTGATCTTGTTACTGGTGACGCTAGAACGGTTCTTGATCCTTCTTTTGATGTGCCGGGACAGTATTGCATTCAACAGAGTCAACCGCTTCCTGCAACGGTTCTTGGAGTCATGCCGGAAGTGGATCTTGGGGACACGCCAAAGTGACAGTAGTCGCTATTGATCGCATTCGAGATAGCCTCAATATTCAGGAGATAATCAGTCATTCTCCAGTGGCGGGCATTGTCGGCGCAGATAAAAAGTTAATGATGGCTTTGAGGATAAGTGAAGTTTCTTGGGTTGGAAGGGTCGACAACGAAGTTGTATGCGTTTGGGGATTAGTTCCGCCAACAGTGATGTCGAACAATGCGTATCTTTGGTTGCTAACAACGGACAAGGTGGATAATCATCAATTTCTGTTCGTGAGGCATTCTCAGTTAATGGTCGATATGATGTTGCAGGATTATGAGATATTGGTCGGGAACTGCAACATTAGACAGCCAAAGAGCATTCGTTGGTTAAAGTGGCTTGGAGCAAGGCTTGGAGAGCCAAATGGAGAATGGATTCCGTTTCAGATAAGGAAGAAGAATGGCTGATCCTGTCTCTTTAGGGGTGATTGCTGTTGGCGGGATGGCTGCAAGGGCCGCTGGCGGCATCGTTCAGGGCATGGGTCAGCTTTATTCCGGCCAAGCCCAAGCGCAAATGTATCAGTATCAAGCTGGCGTTGCGCGATTGAATAGGCAGATCGAACTTCAGAATGCCGAATACGAGTACAAAGTTGGCGATGTTGAGGCTCAACAATCGGGAATGAAGACACGTTTTGAAGTTGGTCAAACAAGGGCAGCACAATCGGCGAGTGGGCTTGATATGGGTCGAGGAACCTCGCAGAACGTCATTACCGCCGAACTTGACGTTGGAGCGCAGCAGCAGGGAATCATTCGAGCCAATGCCGCTAGGCGGGCTTATGGACATCAGGTTGAAGCCGTTAAGTATGAAGCTGAAGGAAGTCTTGACATGATGGCAGCAGATCGAGCAGTAACGGCAAGTAAGTATTCTGCGGTTGCTTCGATTCTCGGAGCGGCTGGTGGAGTTAGTTCCGACTATATGAGCTACAAGAAGACATTTGGATAATGCCTAGGGTACCGACAGCAGCGGCAGAATACCGACCGTACTCAACGGCTCAACCGACTACGGAAGGGCCACGGCCGCTCCATATCCAAGCGCCATTTGAAGAGGCGTTTGGCGTTAATATTGGCCGTGCTATGGCTGGCCTTGGTGGGGAGGTTAGCAAGACTGGGCAAGAGTTATTCCAAAGGGCAAATGCGCTTCAAGAGCTTCAGAACGAAAGTGATGCCAGAGAGAAAGCCAGTCAAGCGATTGATGCAGGAGCAACGCCTCAAGAACAATATTTGGCAACGGAAGGAAAGGACGCAAGGGACACATTACAATCGCATTTGGGGAATATGCGAGGCATTGAGGATCAATACCGTGGTCAGTTAACGAATGAGAGTGCAAAGCGTCATTATGACACATATATGTTCGCTCATTCTCGTTCAAACGTTAAGACCTCTATTGGCCATGCAGCGAGGCAAGACAGAGCATACCACGATCAAACGGTTGAAGCGATTGCCGATAATGCTGCCGCTGACCTGTACAGAAGTCCCGATGCTGACAAGTTGGATGCATATTACGCGAAGATTGAGGAGGATGCTAAGACAAAGGCGGGATTAAAGGGCGTTCCTGACGATGATCCGATAATCGAGAAGTGGAAACACGACAAGAAACTGAAGGGAATAAGCAATTATCTTAAGGGAATGGCCGACATTAAGCCAATAAAGGCCCTCGATGACTTTGAGAAATCCATTGATGCCGGAGTTATTGAAGGGGATGAAGCTGCAAGGGTGCAAGCGTACATTTGGAATCGGTATGCTGGAGCGATTGGAAGGAACAAAGAAAAGGAAATCAATGGGGATCTGTACGATAAGGACGTAGCAACGCATAAGCCAGAGAAAACATTAGGTGAAAGAACGAATGAGGCATTGAAGTGGATTGACGAGCAGAATTACCCTGAAGGCCTAAAGGAAATGGTAACGGAGAAATTGCTTAACAACGTTCGGGCTGGTTATGGTAAATATGAGAAGGACGTTGTGGACATTAACAAGCGGAACTTTGACGTTGTTAAGAATGCACTAAACGGTTATGACCAGAATGGTCAGCCAGGGGCATTGCCGATAAGCGAGGACGAGATTAGAGCTAAGGGAACGAAAGTCAGCTTAGCATTGGATGCCCTTCGAGAACAGTCTCCTAGCCTTTATGCCAGCCTTATGAGAGCGGCTGAGCATAATGCAAGGAAGGATGTTGCCCCAACGAAAGAAGGGGACATGATGTATAGGGGATTGCACGGATTGGCAGACGAGCATCCAGATCAATTCGTTGCTGTTAATCTCTGGGACGAGAAGTACGACAAACTAACCAGAAGTCAACGGGATAAGCTATTCGATCTTCAAGACAAGAAGAAGCTGGCTCCAGAGAAAGATCCGAACGTTTCTAGGGCCGTCAGGATAATGAAGGATGCTGGAATCTGGCCACAGAACCTGACTGAAGCAACTGATCCAACCGCGTATCATTGGCTGACCGGTTCCTTACAGCTTGAAATAAAGGCTATGACTGGCGAGGCATTAAAGCCTCCAAGTGACGAAGAGATTCGAACGTTGGGTAAAGCTTTAACGGCTGAGGTTCCGGGCACTGCTAGCTGGCTAACTTTTGGCTTGGGAAAGAATGACCCTTATTACCAGAATCTGTGGCAGAACATTCAGAAAGAAGGAGTTCCTGAGGGAGCAGCCGATATAATCCGTCGGGACCATCCGGATTGGAATGATGACAAGATTCAGGAACAATACATCGCGAACTTGATTAAGATGCAATACAAGAAGCAACTGGAGACTAAAACTCCGAAAGGCCCAATAAAGGTTGTACGATAATGCCAACGGCTCTTGACCCAAGAAGCGACCAAGAAATCGCTGAAAGCATCAATAGAGATTATGAGCAACAGAACCAATGGCGTATTCAACGGGCTCCAGACTTTGAGGCTGACAAAGCAGCCAAAGCGGCGGGAATTGCTGAGGATACCGGCATTGATCCGATAGATGCTGCTAGGAATCTCGATGAAGTTGCCAAGGCGCATAAGCAGAATCTAACCCATAATATCATCCATTTCGATCCGAACCTTCAATCGTACCTTGAATCGCATCCCCTCGCTGCCAGCGTTAGCCAGAACGATTGGCATAATCTTTCTGACTTCTCCGACTTTATGAAGAAAGCTTATGGTCCTGGACTAGAGGTGCTAAAGAGCACTCCAGGCGGGAGAATGTTATCCGATCCGAAACAGGTCTTTTCGGATACTTGGGACATTGCTAAGTCGGGATTCCGTCAACTTGTTGAAGCTGCAAAGCCAGGGATTACTCCAGAGACAGAA